CTACTGGCCACGCAGATCAGCGACACGACGCGCCAGCGCATCAGAGACGCCATCGTCGCGGCCCTCGAAGGCGACGGCATCGACGCGGCCTACAGCGACATCGAGGACGCGGTGGGCGACGAGGCGCGCGCCGAGCTGATCGCGCGCACCGAGATCATGACCGCGGCGAACGAGGGGCAGCGCGAGGCGTGGGATCAGGCCATCGAGGCGGGCCTGCTGACTGGCAACGAGAAGAAGGAATGGATCGCCACGGGCGACGCGAACGTCTGCCCGCAGTGCGACGAGTTGGATGGGACGGTCGTGGGGCTCGACGAGCAGTATCCGGATGACGGCGGGGACGGGCCGCCGGCACATCCGAACTGCCGGTGCACGGAAGGAATTGTGGGATGAGGCGATGGGACTACTACAAGTGACGGTCTCGTTTGTGCCATACCTCGTGGATCACATCTTCCCGATGCTGAACTTCGTCGGCATCATCCTCGCGCTCATCGGCCTGCAGTACGTGCGCGTGGCGCAGGAGGACGCGAAGAAGGCCGCGTCTGAGGCTCGGAAGGTGGCGGAGGATGTGAAGAAGATTGTCGCGGACCGCGCGCCGCAGATCGAGCGGTTCAAGCAGCAGCTCGACCAGTTGACGGACCCCAAAGGCCGGCATGACCAGCCTTGAACTCGCGAAAGCGGCGACGGCGCTGCCGCTCACGGCGCTGTTGCTGCTCGTGCTGATTGGGGGCTACGTCGAGTGGTGGATCTACGGGTCGTTGCACCGGGCGCAGGTGGCGGACTTGCAGAAGCAGATCAGTGAGGAGACGGCGCGGGCGGATAAATGGGAAGGGCGGTTTCTGGAAGTGAATCAGAAGCTGGATCAATTGGGGCGGACGACCCGCGCGATTGGCAACGCCGTCGATGGGACCGCCTCGCGCGCCGAAGACAAGCTCGCGAGCGTCGAGCAATCGTTGGAAAAGGTTACCACCGAACTGGCCGAGATCAAGGCGCGCGGCCAGCAACGCCGCGAGGGAGATAAATAGATGGGCATCATCAGTCTCTTGATCACGTTGCTCCTCTTCGTGCTCGTCGTGCTCGTCGTCAAGTGGGTGCTCGGCGAATTAGGCGTCCCGGCCAACATCCAGAAGGTCGTCATGGTGATCCTCGCCTTGCTGTTCTTGCTGTGGCTACTGCAAGGCATCGGCACGATCGCCCCGCTGTCGACGTGGCGCTTTCCGAGGTAGGAGAGGCTAATGAATTACGGCGCACATTACAGTCGGTTGATCGAGCGCGCAGAAAGGCGCGTTCTCGACGGCTATTTTGAACGGCATCATGTGGTGCCTCGTTGTATCGACCGTTCCTCAAATTATCGGGTCGCGTTAACTCCAGAAGAGCATTAAATGCCATACCACATCATAAATAGCGGCGATAAGTTTGTCGTTGAAAAGCAAGATGGTTCTAAACGATTCGGGACGCACGATACAAAGGCTGAAGCAGAAAAGCAAATGGCCGCTCTCTATGCCGCTGAACCGAAGGTGGCAGAATCGAGGGCTTTACATCTACTTGGAGCCATCGGGAAAGTGCGGACGGACATGGTTGGGAAACTGGAACATCTCATCGTTCCCGTTGTTGCGTTAATAGAGGGCGTAATACATGCCGTTAACTCGGATTATCCCGAACTGGTACCTGTGAAGACGCTGCAGCAGATGGCGAAAACGTTTAACGATAAACCCATCACGTTAGGTCATCCAAAGAAGGACGGTAAGCAGTGCTCTGCCAGTGATGCGGCGGCACTCGGCTCACATATTGGGTTTATCCGCAATGCCCGAGTTGAGGGTAAAAAACTGTTGATGGAGGCTTTGATCGATACGTCGAAAGCAAAGAAACTCGATCCGAATATGTACGCCCGCCTCGAACAAGGTGGCACTGAAGAAGTCTCTGTTGGTGCGCTAGTGGTGACTGACAAGCAGCCCGGTGAGTGGCTTGGTCCACAAGAAATAAAAAAGCCTTACAAGGCAACCTGGGTGGCAGGTGAAGGAGACCATCTCGCATTTTTAAATACGCGAGGTGCTTGTAGTGTCTCGATGGGCTGCGGGACGCATCGGGCCGCCATGCGGGTGTGCGGTGACCATTTGGAGGACGACGTGGATTCAATCATCGACCCGGAGACGCTGCGGTGCCTGCGCGACATTCCGCAGTCGGCGCGCGACAAGATGAGTGCCTCAGACTTTGCAGGTCCCAATGAGAGCTTCCCCATCTCGACGCAGGCGGACGTCGACGCGGCGGCGCACCTCATCGGCAAGGCGGCGGACCCAGAAGCCGTCAATCGGAAGATCATCGCCATCGCCAAGCGCAAAGGCCTCACGCTTCCAGCGGCGTGGCAGTCGATGAAGGCGGCTGCTGGAAGCATGATGGAGTGCCCCACGTGTGACGGCGAGGGCACGGTCGGCGGCAACGACTGCCCGACGTGCGACGGTGAAGGCGAAATCCCGGTGAGTAGCAAATACGCCGAGGATGCGCGGGTGCTGGCTGGGGCACGACATTCAGCGAAGGATGCATCCGTGATACAGCAGATGCATGACCACACGATGACCCTCGGGGCCGCGTGTGACAGGGGGAACATGAAGATGGCTGAACAGCATCTCGTGTCCATCGACGATCCCAACTTGGTGTATATCCACCGAGTCAAGAAAACGGCGGTGACGTAATGGCCAATTGTGGCTGTCAGGAAGCAGCCCCATGCGGCTGCGGAGGTCGAATCATGGAGAAAGCTACCAGAGCGGAGTTGATCGCGGCGCTCGTCACGGACAAGTACAGCGGGTTTCGGAACGGCGACGAGGCGATGCTCGAATCCGCATCGGATGTGCGGCTCGAGGAGTTTCGGACGGCATCGGAAGCCAATCGGACGTCGGCGACGACGCTCGCTCGGATGGAAACGGATCAGCGCAATACGGCGGCGCGGCTGAAAGTCGCCGAGGAGCGGCTGGTGCAGGCCGAATCGACCATCAGCGACGAGGATTTTATCGCACGCCTCGCGCCGACGTCATCCATCAAGGAGCTGCTCGAGTCGCGAGCGGCCGAAGAGAAGGCGCTGCACGCCTCGCTCGTCTCATCGCTGAAGAACCTGGGCGGCGAGTCCGAAGAGGAACTGAAGAAGAAGTCCGTCAAGGATCTGCAGGTCCTGGCGCGCTACGCGGGCGTCAAGGTGCTGGACTTCAGCGGCAAGGGCTTCCCCGTGACGCGGTCGGCATCGGAGCAGCAGACGTCCTACGCACCGCCCGACCCGTACAAGGACGCGATCGAGAAGCACCGCGCGGCCGAACGCTTTTAACAAGTTGGCTGTCCTAAGGCCCGCAGCAGGCGCTGCGGTACCGGACACGAAGGAGCAGATATGTCAATCACGAGACTGAACCCGAACACGATCTTCCTCGGCGGCGAGCGGGTCATGATCAACGACCTGGCGGCGTCCGAGACCATCACGCCAGGCAGCTTGATCGACCGCTTTAACAATTCTGGCGTCATCCGGTGGCGCAACCACGCGACGGCGTCGATTGCCGTGGCGCCGATCTTCGCCGGTGAGCATGCGATGGCCAACAAGGGGCCGGACGACAACTACCTGGTCAATGACCTCGTCGAGGCGATCGCCGCGCAGTCTGGGACGGCCATCTGGGCGTTCATCGCGTCAGGCCAGAACATCGTCGCTGGCAACAAGCTGGAATCGGCTGGTGACGGCACGCTGAAGATCTTCTCCGCTGGCATCGTGCTCGCGTCGTCGCTGGAGAACAAGCCGAACGTCGCCGTGAAGACGCGCATCCGGGTGGAAGTGGTCTAGAGTTTCTCGACCCTTGCGCTTTCGTGGGAGCGCGCCGGGGCAATCGACAGTATGTGACGCTCCGGCGTCAGGAGGATTCGGATGGACAAAGAGATGCGATTCATGGCCAACGGGCAGGCAAGCCCGTTGAGCGGCGTTATCACGCGGTCGCTGGGCGAGACAGGCCGATGGGACGTCGAAGGCATGCGGAGGCCAGGCTTCCGCATGATGGAGCAGATCGAGAACGAAATGCGGGAGTTCAGGACGCTGGCGCCCTTGATGGACAAGGCGCAGGTGTCGATCGATCGCGCGGTGGTCGAGGTGGGCCTGCAGCGGCTGACCCTCGTCGCTGACCTCATCTCGGCTGGGCTCACGTACCCATTGAGCGATCCGCTCTCGGTGGCGCAGCTCGAATGGAGCCAACAGTCGAAGATCGGCGCGGCGCAGAGGACGATGAGCCCGGCGGCACGGGGTGAGAACAAGGCGCCGCTCATCGCGCCGAACCGTTTGCCGATCTACCTGACGACCGACCAGTTCGAGATCGACATCCGCACGCTGAAGACGTCTCAGCGCGTTGGCACGCCGCTCGACGTGGCGATCGTGAAGCAGTGCGTGCGCGCGGTGAACGAGGCCATCGAGGACGCGGCCATCAACGGCGCGACGACGCTGGATGGCCAGAACCTGCAGGACTCGGGCTACACGGCGCCTGGGCTGCTGAACGCGACGGGCGTCAACACGCAGACGCTGACGGCGGCGGCCTGGACGACGACGCCGGTCGGCACGACGGTGTTCAACGAAGTGATGGCGATGATCAGCAAGCTGCAGGCGAAGAAGAAGTTCGGCCCATATCGCCTCTACGTCGGCACGCAGATCGGCAACACGATGGACACCGACTACAACACCAGTTCGCCGACGCCGGTGACGATCCGGCAGCGGCTGCTGCAGATCGATTCGCTGCAGGCGGTGAAGGTGGCCGACCTGATCACGAGTGGCAACGGCGCCGCGCCGTCGATCGGCAACAAGGTGATCCTCATGCAGATGACGTCGGACGTGTGCGACGTGGTCATGGGGCAGCCGCCGACGGTGATTCCATGGACGTCGTTGGATGGCTTCACGATTCACAACATCGTGATGGCGATCATGGTGCCGAGGGTGCGGTCGGACTTTGACGGCAACAGCGGCATTTGCGTCGGGACGACAGCGTAGTAGAAGAAGCCAGGGGCGTGGGGACCCTGGCGTTCTGCGTGGGAGACAGACATGGACCGAGCGCCACAGACAAGTTATCAGGGACCGCGCGACGACCAGGCGTCGCTCGCATCGCAGATGGCCGCCGTGCGCGTGCTGTCGCAGATGCCCGTGGCTGACGCGATGGGCGCGGCGTGCTCGTTCCTGCTCAGCTGCTCGTATAACCACCGAGAGATGTTTCGTCGGGTCATGAACGAAAAAGTCATTCGAGAGGGATTTTCCGGGATCTCGCTCATCGAGTTGTTTAAACGTGTGTGTCGTTAAGGAGTGACAGATGGCAAAAGGGACGGCATACGCAAATTCGTTGCTTTTATTAATTTTTAATACGACGACGTTCGCCAACGTCGCGATCAACGCGACCAGCTCGCCGATCACGAGCATCTTCGCCAGCCTGCACACGAGCGACCCTGGCGCGGCGGGAGACCAGACGACGAACGAGATGACCACGGGGCAGTACCTCGGCTATGCCCGCGTCGCGGTCACGCGCGCGTCTGGCGCAGGTGGCTGGACGGTGACGACGAACTCGGTCAGCCCGCAGGCGACGATCACGTTCCCAGCCGGCACGGGCGGCTCTGGGGCCACGGCCTCGTTCTTTGCCGTCGGCTCGCTGACCTCTGGCGCGGGCGTGCGGTTCTACAGCGGGACGATCTCGCCGACGATCGCGTGCGGCAACGGCGTGACACCCTCGCTGAGCACGGCGACGGCGATCACGGAGACGTAGATGCCGAACAGCCCGGCGGCGATCAGTGCGGCGTTGGAGTCGGCGATGGCTGCGGCAGCGATCGCGGTGCCTGGACCGACGCCGACGAACGGCACGTCGGTCGTCTTGCCGCGTGTGCTTGCGGCGTACGCGAATACGGCCGCCGCGTGGGTCTGGCAAAAGGGGTATTTGGTGTTCTTCGCGTCGCCGGACCACGCAAGCGTGACGAACTATGAGGCGCGTCTGCGGGTGAATGGCAGCGGCACGGTAATCGGGACGTTGACCATGGGCGTACCGTTGCCTGACGTCTACGGGACGATTGGAGTCGATGCGACGTCCCTGCTCGCCGGGCATACAGGCAGCCATACGATGTCGGTCGCGGTGACAACAACGGCCGGAACGACCGATTCAGCATTGAGTTCTCCGTTTACGTTGCCGCTATGAGGTTAGTGATGAAGAAGTGGATGGCGATAAGCGTTGCGTTGATGGCTGTTATTGCCCTGGCGCATTTGGTGCAG